CTTAAAGCCCTTAGAAAGCGACGGTTAAAATCCGAACCATTACGTGGGGACCTGATTATCCATACGGATTTAGGATCACAGTATACCAGCGATGATTACAATCAACGTTTAACTGAGCTACATATCCGCCACTCATACAGCCGTAAGGGTTGTCCGTATGATAATGCGCCAATGGAATCCTTTCACGCTTCCCTCAAAAAGGAATGTGTTTATCCAGTGCCGGTCTTTGAAGATTATGAAACTGCCGCTGCCGTCCTTTTTGAATATGTGCATGCTTTCTACAATAGGAAGAGAATTCATAGTTCACTGGGCTACCAGACCCCCTTACAAGTTGAAATTGCAACACTTACGAGCCAAATGGCCGCCTGACTTAATGCTTTCCAGGGTTCAAATAAGTTATTAATCGCAATTAATGATTTATTTGAGCTGTGGAAGGTAAACGCGGTTCTGAATGTCTCTTAAAATCTGTCTCAAATATTGACTTCAATCCAGGTAGTGCGCAACTATCGTTAGGTATGTTAACGCTAAGCGGCAACTATCAAACTGCCAGTAACAAGCCGTTGGAGTGGATCACCAGCAGCTTAGATGCTTTAAGAGTCTTGCAATTAACAAATAATAACTTGCTTGTTTGGCATGGCGCTTTCTATCCGCAATCTGGAGATACTGCAACAATATCGACGCCACTTTCAAAGACTTTATCTGGATGGTTAATTGCATGGAGCTATTATCAAAACGGATCACCAACGTATAACAACTATGCGTTCACGCTGTTACCAAAGGCCGCTTTGATTTATAACACGACTGGTGCTAACTATTTAAGAGTGACCTTCACAATGAAGGATGTTGGAACCATCTTCAAAGTTCTGTGGTATGACGACACACATATTGTTGGCACGGCTGAGAACAATACGGGCTCGTTATCAAAGGCGGTTATGACTGAGGTATACGCAGTTTAGGAGGCTGTTATGGAAGCTGACAAAGTAAAAGCAATTTTTAGCACTGATGAAGATGGCTATATCACTGGCTACCAGCAGGAGTTTTGGGACGGCAGTCAGTGGCAAACGCCATTCGATGATGAGAAAGCCATTCTGATTGCACCGGAAGAACTGAAAAAGATTGCCATTGGCGCCTCAAAGCTGGCTGATGACGGTACTGTTGTAATAGATACCGATAAGCAAGCGGCGCTAGAAAAAGCGGCTAATCAAGTGACACCGACCGGAGAACAGATGCTACTCGCAAATTTAACTCTTGAAGTAGCACAGCTGAAGGCGGCGAAATCAAGTGACTAATTATGATCAGTGTGCACTACTTTACAGTTGGGGAATTGATTTAACACCTTATGTACCGGTAATGATTACCCCAGATCAATACAAGCAAATTACAGGCAGTGACTATGTCGCCAGCAAAAGCTAGCGGCTATTTTTGTGGAATGGAAGTGAGAAAGTGACATTTTTTGGATACACGATTGGTGACTGGGCAGAGGTTATATCAATCATAGGGGTGGGTGTAAGTGCGGGCAGCTGGCTGTTCAAAAAGATTGCCCTAGATCCGTTGCGTTCAGACATTCAAATGTTGTCAGATACGATTAATCGTCAGCTCGAGCTGCACGAACAGTCGTTGGCAGACTTGAATGCTCATCTGAAAACACACGATGACGAGCTTGGCAGTCACTCGGTTAGGATTACTCGATTGGAAGATCACGTAGGCATTAAAGGAGAAGATAACCATGAAGATTAATTGGAAAGTACGAGTATTAAGCGTCAAATTCTGGCTGGCATTAGTGCCGGCAGCTTTGTTGGTTGTACAAACAGCGGCAGCGGTTTTCGGTTACAACTGGGATTTTGCCAACTTGGGCAAGGAGCTCACCGCAGTGATCAATGCAGTATTTGCACTGTTGACCATTGTGGGGGTTGCCGTTGACCCAACCACAGAGGGCGTCAGCGACAGCCAACAGGCGTTAGCTTACCCGGCACTCATTACCACCAAGGCAGCTAAGATCAAGTCCTTAGAGGACCAGATTAAGGCACTGCAAGCGGATAAAGAGGCTGACCAGGTAACTGCTGCTAGTGAAGTGGTTCCAGAGACGTCTTCTGCAGCACCGGCGGAGTCAGCTCCGGCATCTGTTGCTCCACAGCAATAAGGAGGAAACCATGAAACTAAAAACTAAACTAATTACCTTGGTAGTCGTCTTCTTGGCGGCTATTTCTTTTGCCCTGCCATCGCAGGTCAATGCGGCCAAGGGTGATCAGGGCCCGGATTGGGCGAAGTATCAGGGAGCAAGTGGACGATATGGAACAGATCAAGACAAGTTCGTCATAGCTCAGATTGGCGGAACTTACGGTGGTACGTACATCGATCAGTGGACGTATGATAGCCAAATTGCTAGTGCCAAGGCGGCAGGAAAACGTGTGCATAGCTACATCTGGTAAGGTGTTGGTGCAAGTAGCCAGTTGGGATTAGAAGCACTTGACCGTTATATGCCTCGTATCAAAGCACAGACGCCAAAGGGAAGCATCGTTGCTTTGGATTACGAAGATGGTGCTTCTGGGAATATGGCAGCTAATACGGATGCAATTTTAGCTGGTATGCGGCGCATTCATTCCGAAGGCTACACGCCCATGTATTACAGTTACAAGCCATATACATTGGCACACGTCGATTATCAGCGTATTCTGAAAGAATTTCCTAACAGCCTTTGGATTGCTGCTTACCGTGATTATCTACCAACTACCAAACCAGACTACGGTTATTTTCCGAGTATGGATGGGGTAGCTATTTGGCAGTACACGAGCGCATTTGGGCTGTCGCAAGGCCTCGATGGTAACATTGATCTGCTTGGTATCACTGATAATGGCTACTCGAGCCAACCAGAAACCCCGTCAGCACCTGTAACACCGGTGCCAAGCCAACCAGCGCAATCAACCGCAGCCAGTGATACTGACTATGCGCAAACTGGTGTTTTCAAGCCTTCCACGACTGTTAACATCCGCACTGGTGCCGGAACCGGCTATGCATCCGTTGGTAGCTATGCACCCGGTGAAAGTGTGATTTATGATCACGTGTATATCCGTGGCACATATGTTTGGGTGCGTTATCTCAGCTACTCAGGCAGGTATCATTATGTTGCCTTGGGCGTAAATGGTGGTGAGAGCTATGGTTCGCGCAGTTCAAATGCGCAAACCTATTCACACACGTACTACACAGTCCGCTCTGGTGACAGCTTCTGGAGTATTGCCAGCAAGTACGGCATTAGCATGTACACACTGGCAACCAACAACGGCAAATCAATTTACAGCGTAATTCATCCAGGCGAAAGCCTGTATATCAGGTAACAAAAAGGCCCTCTGCTCGCTAAGGCGGGTGGAGAGCCTTTTTTGCTTTATCCGTGTCTATCAGGTTCTATCCAAGATTTTCTTGAAAAAATTTAATAAATTGGTGCTGTTCCATGGTACTGTAAAGGATAGCTAAGGTTGGCTAAAATTAACCTCATCAAAATGTTAGACAACTTTGGCTAAGTTTGCTATTGTTTAGGACGTAATGACTTAGCTCTGGCCTGTCATACCTTGCCGTTCTGTCTTCCCCGCTCAGGAAGACTTTTTTTATACAAAAAAACTGGCTAAAAACCTCTTAGCCAGCCTGTGTCACCTGCTCAAGGTGACAACCTTGCCTATGCGATTCCTAGAGAAAGTGCCACGTAGCGTCGTGCTTGCTCAAGCACTTCAGGTGGTACATCTCCAACAAGCTTTGCCTGTCGAAATTGCAAATCATAGGTGTTTACATGTTCTGTTTCGATGAAGCCTTTGATGGTAAGCCCATCTGGCAGAGCAATATGAGAAGGGTACCCGTGATCACTTGATGTAATCGGTAGGCACGTGACAACGCCAGTAATTCGATTTTTGCTCTCAACACTGATAACGAGTTGTGGACGATAGCCCATTTGCTCGTGCCCAGCTTTTGAACTACTTGTCGTGTCAAATTTATAAATTTGACCTGGCAGAGGAACAGAAAAGTTGCTTTTGATCATAGGATCTTCCTTTCTTGCCCATTAAGAGTTCACTGCTTAGTTGTGAGATTACTAAGCGCGCAGATGATAGGCAAAAAGAAAGATTTAGATTTTTTCTTTACCGACAGGATCACCTAGACGATTTTCTCTGTTACCAAGTGACGTTTTGCCGGTATAAGCTTTATAGTCAAACCCTTTGAATAGATCAGCATATTCATTAAACTTTACTGCTCTTTTTAAAGTAGCAACACCATCGTTGTTTACAGAGATAGAAACTGACTCTCCGTCAGGACTATTGATTCCCATCTGTTCAAGAATTGGAAGGGGAATACGAATTCCCTGCGAGTTTCCCCACTTGGATATTTTTAAATCCATAGCATAAATCCACCTTTCAAAGGTTTGTTCAAGAATAAATCCAAAATAATTCACGAAAGGCTTGCTTTTATAAAAAAACGAAATTATTAAACCTCCTTATATTTATTTTCCTAAGCTACATTTTCAGTATATACAAAGTTTAAACATGTGTCAACGCCGTAAATAACCAATAGATGCGCTAAATGCCTATTCCATAATCTTAGGGTCTTTTTTTCAATCTGAGCACCTTACCAGCATTGTGCAAACAAGCGTTTGCTTGTGCTGCTTAAATTTATCCGCTAAATTGCATCACAATAGCCCTCTGCTCGCTAACGCGGGTGGAGGGCTTTTTTACTTATGCAATAATATAAATATAAGTAATTCGTGGTGAAGTTGTGGTGAAGTAAATCCGAAATTATGAAACCTAAGAAATTGATATAGAGCTATTTTTGCTTTTACACCGGCGATTTGAAACCCTATGAAATCAGTGCTCAAGCAAATCACAACAAGAAGAACATGTTCGCATTGCTCGGCCGTCCGGGTTATGAGGATATGACCAAGGAATTGAACGCACGGCTTTAATAGCGTGGGTTTGAGGTCGTTTGGATAGGAAAAAATGAGAGCCTCAAAATTGTGTTGTAAATGTTCGTGACTGAATTTTGACTGAATAGCCAAAAGGGTCAAAACATTTATGTACCAATTTTGAGGCTCTTTTTGTGTCCGCGGGATTGCCAGTACTGGCTTTCTTTTGGTGTATAGACTAAAAACACGGTGTGATTTCAGCGGGTGATAAACGACATCGCGAAATCAAGCCTATATCCATATATTGACCCAATATCTAGTTGGCATATTAATATCAGCGGTTGAGAACGCTTGTTGCGAACTAGTTCGTGTCCGTTAGTGCTATTAGGTCTTAGAAAAGTGTTTTGGCAATGCTACTTCAAGCCAGCCTCAACTGACCAATCCAACTGGCTTTTTGAGACCATGGCAACAGCGTGATATTGTAACCCTCTGCTGCCGACTGAAAGCTTGGCGAAATATTACGTTCCAGATCGTTTGCGAGCAAGTAGAACTTAATTTCATCATTAAATGAACGTACATCTGTAATTGAAAAGATTGGTTCTTTGTAGGCATTTCCAGTTGGATTATTCACTAGTTTTAATGCCTTAGCGGAGGTTGTTTTCGTTCGACCAATCAGAATCTCAAAGTTGATGTTATTGCCACTTTGACCTGTGTATTTAACATTTGTATTGACCGAAATATCGCTGTTAATTAAGAAGTTGACAACGTCTTCTAGAAATAAGTCTTTGGTTCTATCTCTTGAAGTTGCGAGCAT